CAAACGCAATGTCGGCCTCTGAATATCCTTGTTGGCGTGATATGTTGATGGCGCTTGTGATGTCAGCTGGCGTATAGGTTGTAACTCCACCGCCTGCTGTAGTCGTTGTCGCTGTACCGCCAGTGCCTGTCGTTGTCGCTGTACCGCCAGTGCCTGTCGTTGACGTGGTTGTCGTTGTCGCTACAGGTCTTGGATTAGCCGCCAGCGCTGTAGTTACAGATGCAGCATCTGGTAGGTAGCGTCCGAGTCCGGTGGCAATGTCAGCATCGCTGAAACCCTGTGCGCGTGAGACGTCTATTGCACTCTTAATCTGAGCTGGCGTATAGGTTGTAGCAGCTGTCGTATCCGCTGTCGTTGTGGCAGTTGTGGCCACAACCCTCGGGTTAGACGCCAGCGCTGCAGTTACGGATGCGGCATCTAGCAGATAGCGTCCAAGTCCTATAGCAATGTCAGCATCGCTAAACCCTTGCGAACGCGAAATGTCAATTGCGCTCTTAATCTCAGCTGCTGAATATGCCATCTAGAGCTCCTTCGCGAGGACGAACCATTGTGGCTCGTACCCTTCATCCTTTAAGAATGAACGCTCCCAGCCTTTTCGACCAGCAAGCGTCACTCGCGTACAACCTACACTCTTGCCCCAAGCCTCAATCATTGGGCGCATCAGCTTGAGCTCGTCTAGGTCGCCGCCAGCAAGGAAGTAGTGAAGACTCCTCATCTGCGGATGGACAACGATTTCGGTGACAACTGCTGATCTTGCGCCAGGCCAGAACTGCATCTTGTCCTGGCGTATCGACTCAATCACGTCATCAAATTTATGCGTCCCTCCAGCGTATTTTAACGCCGCCTCAATATGAGGTCTTAGGTCAACCAGTCTCTCCTCATCATTCATAGCGCCGTGGCTGAAATGATCCCCAAATTGCTCACCGTAATAGAGTACCTCGTACCATTTGGCGAGGTCAGGATAAGCCGGCTAGACCCAACCTCAATGTCCGTATTTGTCTTACGGTTAAACCTATCCTCGCGCTCAAGCAGAAAAGCCCTCTGCGCCTCGGTAATAGGGTTGTAGATGTCAGCCGGATGCGGCAGCTTTAGAGCCATCAGCGTTTCCCGGCTGTCACCGCATCCAGGCGCATGACGCCAACCCGCCAGTCTGTCAATGTGTCACCAGTCACCTTCATCTTCACCTGGCGTCCTGAGAACCTTGCATCTGTCGGGTTGGCGCTGGTGAATGGTCCGAAACTTGTCTCGCTTCCAGTTGGGTACAACCTGCTGGTGAAGCTGATGGCAACATCTCCAAGATTTGTCTCATCAGGTATCACCTGGCGCACCTGCATGATGTTCTCGCCAGTACCTATCTCAATCGGTCCTGATTGCGCAAAGATGGTTGCGCTGTCGTACAGGAAACCTGTCTCATGCTCGTAGATGTAACCGTCTGACCCTGCCATCATCGGATTGCTGAAGACTCCCTTATCAACGCCAGACAATCGAGCCAAGGTGCCTAGTGACCAATGATTTTCTCGGTAGTTGTAGATGACGTAGGAGTCATTCTCCAAGTTGTCCACGCTGGTGTAGAACCACCAGATCTCGCCAAACTTGCTGTTGTGTATTGCGTAAACCTTGCTGGCTTGATCGAAATTTATGTTTTGATAGACATAATCTCCAACGTCTGATGGCAGTGGCTTGACGTAACCGTCATAGATCCAAAACCCAGACCTTGACATCCAGATGGCAGCGGTATCAATAGCCGCAACTGCTTGAGGACCAATCAAACCGCAACCAGATCCAGCCTTTTCAAACGAATAGACAAACGGCATACCAATATAGCTGCTGGTGTGGACGTCAACGTCTGTGAAGATGAGATTGACGCCTCGCACCCTCTTGCCGGCAACAATGGACCCGACTGTTGTCAGCTCAAAGCTGCCGGCCTGGTTGTTTGCTGCTGGCGTCCAGGTTGTGTTGTCCTCCTGGTCGGACCAGGCCACAAGCCTGGGGTTGCCGCTGGCGCCAAGAGCAAAGAGAAAGCGCTCTGATGTTGTCATCAATGCTGCGCAGCTGGTTGGAGCATTGACAATCGCAACGGCTTTTGTTGGAGTTGTGAATCCGAGCTGCCACTCGAGCAGCTGGCCATCGCTAGTGCAGCATCCAACCCAATACTCACCCCAAGTGTCCATTGACCAGGTTGCAGCTGGCGTTACGGCACCATAGTCTGGACGCGCAACTCCATACGCAAATGCTCCATATGCCGCATATCCGTAGCCTGTTTGTAGCAAGGCAGTAGCTTCGCCTGGCGTGAAGATTGTCGGGGTAATGTTTTTCAACAGTCCTGACTCGTTCATCACGTACAGGTTAGTGTTGGTGCCGGCAACTGCCCATCTGGTACCAGAGTTTTCTCGCCAGTTGATCATCCCGCGAGAAGTTCCACTCATTGCCGATGTAGACCTTGCTCTCCAACCGCCAACCGGCCTGAGAGTGTTCTCAAACCAGCGCACCAGGTTGGCGTCATACCAGCGCCCTATGGACTGGTACTCAGTCCCATTGCGGTAGATGCCTGGCGGTATCTTGAGTGGCATGAGAGGCATGACGTGATCCTAAGACAGAAACATTGCTCGCTCGTCAATTCGACGATTCTGCAAGCCTTTGAGAATTTTACCCCCACCCATGCAATACTTCAGCAGCTCCTGCGCCGCATCTTCTGTCTCCCCGCGTAGGAGCTTCTGCCTGAGCGTAGAACGCTGTAAAGTTCCCAGGCCACAATTAAAAGAGAAGCTGACAAGACTATCAAACTGGCCTTGTGTAAGCTCCACAGGACACTGGATGGCGACCCCTCGCTCAAACCTTGCCAGATCAGATTTAAGTATTCCATCTACTTCCTCCGTTGAAAAGACTCGGTTATCCGATTCCTGTAGCTGAAAATCTTGTCGCTTATCCAGTGGTAAAGCACCCTGAATGGGGTATAGAACATGACCTACTCCTATCGTCCAGAGCTTTGCTGGACAGCGATACGCACGGAACCGTACACCCTCATGGTGTCGGATCATGCTGATGCACTTGTCCGAGACTTTCATTTGCCAAACGCCCTGCCGCCGAAATGGAATGCAATGATGCTAGAGAAAAGCGCCTGACTATCGCTTGACCACAACGCCTCGGCTAGTTCTGGGAACGGAACATCCCGGGTCCAGCCGTAGACAAACATCCCAACATCGACGGCCACCATCAGGAAGAAGAATCCAAAGGTGATGATTGGCCGCACCCCTGCTCGCAGGTTATGCATCCATTCGCTGGTGCCTTCATTAAGGCTCTGGTCGTGAGCGTAGATCGCCTGCATCTCAGCCTGCTGCGCTCCGATGACCGCCATGTCCTTGGCCGCGCTTGTCTCCATCGCAAGCTGCTCGGTATGGATATGCTCGACTCGCTCCTGCGCTTCATAGCCCAGCTTGCGCATCTCGAGCTCACGCTCGATCTGCATCTGAGCCAACGCCAGTTCGTGCTTCTTGTCGCCCCTGTCTTTGAAGAAGTCCAACAGCTTAGGCAGACCGCCCATTAGGAAGCTGATTAGCGTAGATAGAATCGTCAGCATTATTTACCCTCGCAACAAACAATCGTATTCCGACAAACTTCAGCGCAGTCGCCCCGGCGAGACTTGACCCACTCATTAGCGCCGTACCGGGCCTTGCCGCATCTCATATCGCAAACCTCTTTCCTGACGCCCCAAGTGTTCGGCCATGGGCGCTGCGCGCTACCGCTGACTGACAGCAGTAGGAGGGTGACCCAAACATAACGCACATGGTCATTTCGTGAAATAAGTTATGAAATAGAACCCGGCCATTACTACAGCAAGGACCATTAAAAATCCAACAATGTACATCCCTATTTCTTCGGCATCTTGCTTAAACTTTTCTGCCTTATCCTTGCGCGCTACTTCTGCAGCCTTGCGCTCCTTCTGCATACGCATCCGCTCTTCAACCATCTTCAGCCACAAGTCGCCGTTGCCTGACATAACCAGCGCGTTCTTCAGCTCATTCTCCTGCTCTTGGAGCTGGTGCGCCTTCATCACAATCGACATCGCCTCGGCGGTATCGCCCTTGCGATTGGTGGACGCCTTGACTACGACATCTTTGAAGTCGAAAAACTTAACCAGGTCGCCAGCAATGCCCTGGACATCCTTCCCCATCGCAATTGCCGCCTTGATGCCCTTGATGGCACCCTGGGCGGCAACGAATGCGGTGATGGGGTCAATCACTTATTCCTCTTGCTAATCGCCTTTGCTTTAGATTTTGCATCGGCTTTGCTGCTGGCGCCCCAGGCGTTGAGAGATAGGAGCAACCTGGTAGGCTCACCGTCCTTGCGCTCTGGACCAGGCATATTGCCCATGCGTGCAAGGAAACTGGCACGCCTCGGGTTGTCGCCAGACTTCACAGGCGGCTTTAGCGTGCCTTCGGTGTAGGACGCTCGTCCCTTAGCGTTTAGGCCACCGGCTGGATTCTTACCCTCTTTGCGAGTCCAGGCTGGGGTCTTCATTTTTTCTTGGCAGTCTTAGCCGACTCTTTGAAGTCTTTTGCGCTTGGTGCAGCCTTGCTGCCAGGCTTGTTCATCTTCTCACCAGATCCAGCCTTGATGCGTTTTTGCTTGGCGTTGATGTTGCTGTATAGACCTTGTTTCATAATCACTTGTCCTGTTTCCCATCGAGCTTGTCAAAAATCTTGGCAAGCATTGTTTTGATTTCTCGCATATCTTCCCGGTAGTCCTCTCGCTGTACGTAGTGCCTGGGCAGCTGGGCAATGTCTACCTTCAGCTCCTTTACAGCTGACCACAACTCCCTGGCAAACCAACCCAAGACACTGGCGGCAGCAGCAAAGCCAAAATTGATTAGGTTTTGAGCTTCCACAGGAACCTTTTAATTATGGCTAACCAGTCTACCGGCTTACGGCAGTTGCAGTTCCGTCCTTGGTTGCAGTTGCCGTTGCACATTTAAGCTGCTTGTTGAGCCGCTTGGTACACTGCGATTACTTCAGGTGTCCATGCTGCGTTGCAGATAGCAGTCAACTTAGCAACATCAGCATCAGGTATGGCAGAATAGTTTTCTGTTGCCATGTGTGCATTTACTGCTGATACTTGAGCATTGATATCAGTTGCAGGATACAAAATTGTTCGGTGATTACCGATTAAGTCTCCATCACTAGATAGTTTGTGCATACGCACTTGAACAGTTCCATTATTGGTAACTTCAATTTGGTCAATAATTAGTGATTTAGCCATGATTTTTCCTTTGTTTATGCAGTTGTAATCCAAGCACCAATTTGAAATGCTTGAGCGCCACTTGGAATTATTGTTCCTGTCTCCCAATATATAGACGTTGCTGTTGTACTTCCCGCTGCAAATCCACCAAGTCCACTTGCATTATTAGAAAATGCCGTTCCGCTAACAGCATAGGCACTTATTGCAGTAACGGGATAATCAATTTGAAAACTTGTTCTAGTATTTGCAATTGTCACAGATAAACCAGTAATGCCTGCTTCAAAAAAACATTTGTTTCCAAATTTTGTATATTTTGCGCTTGGGTAAGTTGGAGTTCCAGTAAGGTTAACAAGTGAAGTTATATTAGGTGTCCAAGTCCCCTCTTCATAATCATCCAGCGTGTTGGCATTGGTGCTTGCTGATTGGCTTGCTGGAAAAGTTATTCCTGATCCACTTGTTGATGGGGTTGCCCCGCCAACAGCAATTGTGGTTGATGCTGTTAGTCTGGTTCCGTCTGTAGTAACACCAGAAATGCCACCAAATGCCCCGGCATTGTTGTACTGGACTTGAGTAGTGGAGCCGCCCGGAGAACCACCAGATGGCGTTGCCCAACTAGCATCACCGCGCCAGAAGGTAGATGCAGATGCTGATGTTCCGCTTCCTAGATTGGTGACTGGCAGATTGCCTGTCACGCCGGTAGTCAAAGGCAGGCCAGTAGCGTTGGTTAGAACGCCGCTTGTTGGAGTCCCAAGAAGAGGAGTTACCAGCGTTGGACTCGTCGCAAATACAGCAGACCCAGTCCCTGTCTCATCAGTAAGAGCACCCAAAAGATTGGCTGAACTGAATGACCCCAATGATGTTGCATTACCCACTGATGTAACTGCACCAGTCAGATTGGCATTGGTAGCGTCATTGCCGTTCAGCTTTTGAATAGCTTGCAGGATTGAATCCGTGGCTGCAACTGTCCCAGCGCCCGATACATAGCCTGTCAATACCTTGGCAATGACAGGGGCATTGGTCAGCGTTGTGGCGTTACCTACTGAAGTTACATCGCCAGTCAGATTGGCGTTAGTGATGACGGTAGCGGCATTTCCAACGCTTGTAACACCGCCAGTCAGGTTGGCGTTGGTCGTCACATTGCTTGCGGTAAATGCTGTCGCAGTCCCTGTGATGTTCGTCCCAACTAATGCGCTAGGTGTCCCAAGCGCAGGCGTTACCAGCGTGGGGCTGGTGTTCATCACAAAGGTGGTGCCAGTCCCTGTCTGGCTTGCAATGCTGGTTGCGTTGCCTACGGATGTGATTGGCCCGGTCAGATTGGCGTTGGTGACAACGGTAGCGGCATTGCCAACGCTAGTAACACCACCAGTCAAATTGGCATTGGTAGTCACATTGCCTGCCGTTAGTCCAGATGCCGTGCCTGTGATGTTGGTGGCCGTCATGCTGGCCGGCGTTCCCAGGATGGCGCCATTGCCCAGCGTTGCAACGCCGGTGACTCCCAGCGTGGTGCTGGCGGTGATGGCCTTCGCTGCCAGCGTGGTGTTGGCCACCGTCATGGTCCCGGTGGCAGCTCCTACGTTTACGGCAGTGGCCGCGCCAAAGGCGTTGACAGTGGTCGCCGTAGTGTTCGCCAGGGCAAAGGTCGTAGAAGGCGTGGTGAGCCCTGTGGTGACTGCTGGAGAGGTTAGGTTGGTAGTGCCGGTGCTCGTCAGGGTCCCGGTGACTGCTAGGGTCTTACCAGAGCCAACATTGAGTCCAACGCTGGTGCCGGTGCCACCTGCGGTAAACAGAGCATCAACCAGATCAAGGTCCGTATTGACCTTAGTCCCCCAGGTATCGGTGCTGGCACCGACTTCTGGCTTGGTGAGTAGTAGGTTGGTGGTGGTCGTATCTGCCATGTTTTATCCAAAGGTTCGTGCTCTTACAAGCATAGTGCCGGCGCCACTCGCCCTGTCATCTGCCACTCTGAGATCCTCGAGGCCACGCTGGTACAGCGCAGCCCAGACGCTGATACGCTGGTCATCCTGCAGGTAAGGTGCAGCCTGGAGCAGGGATCCGTACAGATAGACGTCAGGCGCCATCGCAAGCAGCCAGTTGCTGGTGTTGCTCGCGGAAAGATTGGCCAGGCTTGCGTAATAGTCCAGCTCGTAGGTGTAGCTGGTGTCCGGTGTCGGAAGAAGACGGAAGTAGTCTCCAGCAATGCCAAAGAACTTAGGTTTGCCGCTGCTCGTGAAGGTCTGCTTTAGATCATCCAATGCGTTGATGGACTCAAACTGCAGCGCCGTGATTGGGTTTGAACTGGTGAGCTTGAGCGTCTTTGTCTCGAGGAAGTCAGCCGGCAGCGCGGTGTACTCAGCAGTGACAGTGCCAGACAGCCTGGTCAGCATC